TTGAAGATTCCTTACTTCCTGTTGACTTTTTGTAACTCTTTGTTTACTTTCTATTATATCCTGTGCAGTTTTTTGTCTATCGTTTGATAACTTAATTGCTTCTCTTTCGTTCCTGTCTAGTGTTAATATCGTTAATGCTCCTTTATATCTGTTATCTTGTAATGCTCCTTCTAGTTTTGCCTGTGCCATAGGTTCGATATATGGTAATCCTTTGGCATTTCTTAAATTTTCTATTAATTTTCCTTCTATATCTGCTTTTAATTTTTCTTTTTGCTCTTTCATAATTTCTATACTTGCTCCCGCTTGTTTTGTTTGTAAATATTGGTCTACTATTTGACCGAGATTAAATGCGGGTGCCTGGGGATTCCATGATTTGGCATCTGTGCTTCTTACTGGCTGAGCCATATTAGTTTGCCCATATATTAAGTTTGGGTTTAGTCCCGCCTCTTTAAATCTTTGCATTTGGGCTAATGGACTGTTATATTGGTTTGTTCTTGCCCAGTCTGCTAATGCATCTTCTCTTTGTCTGCCATACATTGCCTCATTCCATTCGCGGGTTTTTTTGTTCATTTTGCCTTGTGCAAAAGCGTTTGCTCCTTGTCCTGCTGCTGTTATTCCTGCGGCTACTATTGAGCCGGTAATTGGATCTATAGGCATAATTTTGTTTTTTTTATTTTTACTAAGTCTTTTTTGCTCCTTTTCCGCTCTGCGTTCGCGTCATACTTCCTTGTCCTTATTGCTTTTTTTGTCGCTTTTTGACTTTAGTGTCAATAAGCACTAATATATCAAGGTTGTATTAGTGCTTATTAATCTAATGAAAATGTAGACATTTCATGTTTTTTTATATACGTTTTATAAAATTTTTTCATAGGTTTTATTTTTATTTGCTGCGCGCTTCGCTTGCGTTCCGTTAATTTTTCAGCGAAACAAGTTTCGCCAAAAAATAAACGTTGTTTAGTTTTGTGTTTGGTTTTCATCTTGAATGTCTGTAATTGTTGTACGTTTCTTTGCTCTTTTCTTTTCTACTTCCTCTTTTACGCGGTTATTAATATCTTTTAATTCTTGTTCTGCTTTTTCGCGTAATTCTTCAATTTCTGCTAAATCTAACTTTTGTGGATCTATATCAAATCCTTCTTCTCCTTCCCAAATAGGTGTTTTTTGACCTTCTAATGGTAAACCTTTAGCATAGCGAATAAGTAATTCGCGTAATGTCATTGACTGGTCAGGTACTGTCTTACTTTCGCCAAAATTACTTTGACCTTTGTACTCTTTTTGTCTTTTTGATACTCCTTTGTGTGTCATAATCTTGCTTTTAGTTTTTCTTTTTTAAATGGTTTTTGTCTTTCTTTTGATTTTTTTGCCATTCTTCTAAAATCGTTTGCGGTTTCTTCTGCATGTTTATACCAATACAAATCGCCATACTTTTTCTGTAATTCATCTACCTGCTTTTGCGATTCTGCACGCATAAATACTCCAATTCTAAATCTTTGAGCCTTTGACCTTACTTTGTTTCCGTTTTCGTCTAAAAAATAATCTTGGTCATAAATTTTATCCTTGTAATATCTTGGCATAGCGGCTTTCTTGCCGTCTTTAAGTGGTAAATACACTTTTTTTTCTATATTTCCTGTGGTATGCCACTTAATCATATTTTTGGTGAGATATCCCGCACCCAATCCTTTAGACATGAGTGCGAATTCTTTTTGTCTGTCATCCCCATTAAATTGGGGTATTTTCTTGTCCTTACTAATATACTTAAGAGTATAACCAACACTGGCATCACCAACATCACCAAAATGCACATTCCCAATGCTAACATTATTAAGAGTCCAAGCATTTTCCACAATTTTAGGGTTTGCGTTAAATAATATTATATGATAATGTGGTCTATCGCCGGTATCGCCATATTCTCCTACTGCGTAATAAGATATCTTTTGCTTAGTTAATTTTCTAAGCCTTTTAAAAAAATCTTGTACATCCTTTTTAACAAGTGTTTGAAATCCGTTTTCAGTTTTCTTGATATGTTCATCATTATAAGTAAGAGTAACAAAGTGAGCAGAATTGCTCTGCTCACATTGTTTGTTTAATCTAAATGCCCATCCTGATACTCTGCGTCTAATACATGCGGGACATTTTCCACATGGAAATGGCATATAACCAGTTTCTACACCTTTTACTATTTCCATTTTCTTATGGAATGGTGTTTGGCATCTCGTACTCATATTAGAACATTGGTGTTCCGAACTTAGGCATTGGTCTTACCGCTCTAATCTTATGCAATACTTGACAATACAAATTATCTGTTCCCTCTGGATCGTCTGTTACCGCAAATATGCGGTCTAAATCCTCAGGTGCACACTCAATAAATTGCTGTGATAGGGTAGGATCTACACTAAAAATTCTTCCTAAGTGCCAATAAGCTAAAGTTGTTCTAAAATCTCCCGCTACTCGATTTGACATAAACTTATACTCTGCATAACGGGGTACATAACCAAATGTATTTGGCCCGTTATTAGTATACGCATAAAGCTCATTTTGTGTTACTGGTTGTTCTCCAATATGTGCAAATGAAGGCCAAAAGAAGTCAAGCGGATCATTTTTAAGATATGTTTTTGGTATTCCTTGCTGGTAAGCAGTTTTTGGCATAACGGACATAATTCCGATAATGTATCCATGCTCTTCACAGAAATAAGTACCATATTTTCCAGTTGTTACTGCTACTGCGTGTCCAGCCATATTACCTTGAGGCGTTTCATCACTAAGTCCAGTTGTATTTAATACTTCACTAATTACTACTGGTGTTTTTACTCCTGTAATGTATTCAGGGCGTTGTAGTCTTTTGTCGCTACTTTTTACTCCGAAATGCATAAGGATATTCTCAATATAGCGTGTTCCACCACGTGCGTTTTTTTCTAGCCATTCTTGTAGTCTAAATGCTCGGCGTAAATCGTTAATTGTTGTTGCTGAAATGTCGAATTCATCTCCGTCTACAAATAAAAAATTTGGATCTACTGTTGAACTGCCTAAATCAGGTTTTGCAAATCGATCACCAGGTCCGCCGCCGCCGATTAGTTCTGTATACCATTGCCTACCATTAATATTATTACTTACTCTAACGGGAACGTCATTTTCTACTTGTCCAATGGGAATATCTACTGCTGTACCTTTTTGTGCAAATGGTAATGCACTTGTAAAATAATCGTGTTCCCATGCTCTAAGACGCATTTGTAATAAATCTGCTGCTGTTGCTATATTGTTTCCGTCTGTTAACTTATAATCTACTTCTGGAACTAAATTTTGGTCTCTATAATACTCGTTATATATTGCTTGATAAGCTGCTAGTGGTAATGCGTTGATATTTTGCGTTACTGCTGGGCTGCTATTGTTTGGGGGAACTCCCAAATAATCAAGAAACTTTTTTTCAGCTGCTGTAGCACTTGGTAAATACTCCAAATAGGGTAGTGTATGAGTTGTGTTAGCATCTACTATAAACTTTTCCCAATTTTCCCATGTTATTCGGTTTGGTACGAAAAAATAGTGCATACTCACATCCATTCTATGCATAACTGGGGCGAGTAGGGGTGCAAATCGTATTAAACTATCGCATCCAATATTAAACATGTCACCAGGTACGCATTCAATCACGCATGTAGGCGTAAGCTGACCCATTTTAGTTGACATTTTTACATCATGTGTTAAATCAAACACATTCTTTTTCGGTTTACTAACTTCAACCGAGTTGAAAAGGTTTTTGTTTGCCATTTTTGTTGGTTTTATTTATATAGGTTTATAATCTAATACCTCCACGTGATACGTAATATTTGCGAAGCCTTTTAGTTTTTCCGCGTCTTTTGCGGTTTCTGCTCGAATAGATTCTTCTGCGCATTGTGTTTGTTTTTAAGGGTTTGTAATTATTGTTTGTTTAGTGTTTATTAGTAATTTTTAGTAAATTTTCCTATAATTTATATTAAGTTCAATATCAGTTAAATACATGATATAATTCTACTTTTTATATAATTTTTTTTCCACATATATGTGGATATCCCCTACCCTATCGGGTAGGGGTTTGTTTTTAATTTCCTGTTAAAGCATTCCAAATGCTTTTTGCTGTGTTTTTAAGTGTTTGTCCTGTTTGTTTTACTCCTTGGTCTGCTATCCAGCCAAGAGCCTGTATATACTTATTTAATATTTCTACTCCACCTTTAGGATCGTATGCTGCCTGTGCTATAAACCATTCGGTTTGTGTATAATCGTCATCTAATCCCATTGATTTTTGCATTGCTTCAAGCTTTCTAAGTACTCCAGTTTGTTTTAAAATATTGTTTGTTTCTTGAAGATTCCTTACTTCCTGTTGACTTTTTGTAACTCTTTGTTTACTTTCTATTATATCCTGTGCAGTTTTTTGTCTATCGTTTGATAACTTAATTGCTTCTCTTTCGTTCCTGTCTAGTGTTAATGTCGTTAATGCTCCTTTATATCTGTTATCTTGTAATGCTCCTTCTAGTTTTGCCTGTGCCATAGGTTCGATATATGGTAATCCTTTGGCA